GAGACTGGGATAAGCTCTTCCACCCCCCGCTAGTGATAGCGGATTCGGAAGGCAGCTTGAACGAGCGGTCTACAACGGTCGTCGTCCTCCTAAGTGTCTATACCAGGCACTTACGAGACCTCGAACTTGAGTAGCCTTAGCTCCGGAAAGCAGATGGCTAGAACGGGTAGGGTTAATCCCCTTTCCGTCCGGCATAATCGCCACCCTCATCTGGCATAGTTTATGCCAAATGAGAAGTGGTTCATGTGCTGGTATCCTCTCTGGACCGATCGAGTCTAGGGCCTCTTCACTCAATTGAGTAAGGAGGGCTAGGCCCGGATGAGTCTTTGAAAGGATATCTAGAAGCTCGGCTTGATCAACCGGCCCTTGAGGGAAGAATTCTGCTAACGCGTCTTGGACAGACCTTGTCCATTTCACGTAAGTTTGAACACTTCTCTCTGCGGTTCTTCTTTGCTCACTCGCGTAAACGCTGGCTGCAAGTTGGGAAAGAAATTTCCCAGCACTTGCTAACCCAATGTTGCACGAGAACGGAATGTTGAAGAGCTGGGCAAGCGCGAAAGCGCTATGCCCTACCTCCTCTAGTTCCGATGCCTTCACAGGCAAGCAGAGAAGTGCTTTGTAATTTCGAACAGCCTGTTCGACTCGTCGTTCAGGAAGTCCGAAAGCACTCAGCAGCATCGCAATTGATCGGGGCTCGCCAATGTTAGGGGCGAACGCTAAGCCTCTCGTCTTGGCTTGCTGGATAACTTCATAAAGAAGGTGATACTTCTTGTGAGTTTCCACCAAGGCTTGGACGGGAAACGGAGTGACCTCTACGTCTCGGTATACCCATCTCTTAGCTAATTCAAACATTTCTTTCGAAGTGTGAGTTTTAGTGTCAGAGATTGGTACATCCAATTCGCGGAGAATCTCTCTGTACTCAGCAGCGACCCTATCATGAGCAATCACGATGTCATCACCCAGGATCCGGTAATCGGTAAACTGGAACAGGGGTAACCCTGCCCGGTAAGCCGCAAACTGGACGACCAGGTGGTGGCAAAGTGTAAACATTGGCCAAGAGGAATGAGCACCCATAGGTTGCCCGCACGCATAGCGTACAGGTATTCCTATGAAGTCAAATTCACTGTTGGTTAATGTTTGAACCCAGGATCTCGCATATTCCGGTGAAGTCATTTCCGCTAGGAGCATTTCCTGTAATTTTACAGGGAAACGATCCGTTGCAGAAGTGAGATCTAAGGAATGATACGAGTGACCGGCAGGGGCTTTGAGTGATAATCCCTTTCCCTGATTAAAGGTGCAGTCGGCCTCTAACTTCTCTAAGAGCCGGAAAACGGCTCTATGGAGAGGAAGGAGGGCGTTCTGTGACCAATAGTCAAGGATTGCGAAAACTCTACTCTTAGCCTCACGATCCGCTAGGACGGATAGCTTTCTCAGTCGGGTGAAGTCTCGCCCTCCTGAAAGGCATCCGCCCAGGGCAGTCGTAAGCCCAAGGTCTGCTAAGCCTTGAATCCGAGCAAAGATTTCCTCAATGCCTGGAGACAAGGTGGCTAGATCCGACTTAAGTTGGGGGGTTAACCCCTCCCAATCTAGGAAGGATGTAGCTATAGCAGGACCATTGGGACCTGCCTTAGTGGTCCAATGAAACGATGCCCAGTTGGGTAGACTGAGCCGCCATCCGCAGGTTTTAACCGCCTGACGGATAAACGTTTCCATCCCCCAAGGGATGGAACCGGCCCAGGCCCTAGTAATAGGGTCCAGGTCGGTCGGTTTACCTCCTATGATTCCTCGACTCAGTGACAGCAATGTCAGTGAGAGAGAAATCGCAGAAGGATCTCCTTGGCGAATTAGGACCCGAAGAGAGTGCGGAAGCACCCTCGGAAGGCCATCTTTCGTTAGGGAGAGCCCAGCAGGTTCCTGGAGGGGTTGGCCCGCCAGGTACCGTGTGAGGGCCAGCCTTGAGAGTTTACCTCTCTCGGCTGCCCACACCGGACCTCGCGTGTTAACCCAAGTCTCGAAAGCCCGTAAGGGTCTTTCTAGATCACTTTGGGAGATTGACACACGTGAGTAGACGCACGTTCGAAGTGCCGTGAAAACGGCTCTTAAAACTGTGTTGTTGAAAGCGTTGTCTATTATTTGTTTCATCAGAGGTCGCCAAGTCGCCCTGCGTGTTAACCCGCGCGGGGGGGCTAGCCCCACTGCAGGTTTCGGGGTAAGTAGTTACTATCCCGACCGTGGCCACGACTGGGTCCATGTTCCTCTGATAGGCGGTGCTGAGGCTCCCGTTAGGGAGGTGGCGCGACACGCCTCTGGGGCTGCTCCTTCCCGTGAGGGAGGGAGAAGCTAACATTGAGCTAACCTGGAAATCCAGGC